TAAGTTACCAGAATATCTAAAGAAACCATTATCTGATATCCAATACGCAGCACCATCTACTTCTAATGCTGCATTCATACCAATCAATCCACAGTTTGTACCTACTTGTGCAAAACCAAATGTAAATGGCGGACCAATAAAACGCATTGTAAATAATGATGTATCTGTCCAAACATAAATAGCATCTCTACCTCTAACAGCTCCTATAATTCTAGATCCATCTGCAAGTCTCTGTGTACCCGCAGTGTTAGTTGCTGTTGGTGTGTATACATTAATATTTGTTTGATCTCCAATTGTTGTTTCTGTTCCATAAAATACTAAGTGTCTATCTGGTGTAGATACTAACATATCTCTAGATGCCGTAGGTGCTCCAGATATAATTGTTGCTCTTGTTGATGTGGCATTTGATAAATTTGAGTCCCATTCAAAAACTTGTGCATTATGTATAAGTGAAATAATTTTATCACCAAAGTTATCTATTGACCATAAACCTGGATCTATAACTAAATCACCAGACGCTGCTTCTCCCCACGCTACAAAGTCTGAAGTATTTGTTACAGTGGCTCCGTTTGAGTGTGCAGCTCTTGTTGTTCCTCTAACTGCTCTTGTTATTCCTGTTAAATTATTCCCTGAAACACCTGTGTAAGATATTTCTTCTGTTCCCACTTTAACAAAATTTGTACCTGTTGATGGAAAGTTTGTAGTACTAACTAATGTAACAGAAGTTCCTGATCCACCTGTTCCCGCAGTGTTGTCACCTAAAGCTCCGTTTAAAGTTGTTGTTAATGGGTTAGATACTTCACCTCCCCAAGATCCAAGTCCATAACCAAATCCAGGTAATTGCTCTGCTGGTCCCACTGGATAATAAATTTGAACTCTAATACCTCCAGATGTTGTAGCACCTGAGCCACTTTCATTAGAAGGCATTGTAACAGTTATAGTGGTGTTTGTTGGCGTTGAAGTCACCATAAATTTTTTATCATCAAAGTCTGATGCAGAATAATTAGATCCAGTTATTGCTGTAAAATTATCTAATAAAATTATATCTCCAGGAACAAGGCCATGACCTGTAGCAAAAGTTATAGTTACAGTTGGTGATCCATTTGTAGTGCTAAAAGCACTTGTTAAAGTTGTTGTAGATTTAATAGGATGTATGTCGTAAAATATACCACCTGAGTAAGCGTATAAAATTCTATTGGTTCCAATAATTGAAAATTTAATTCCTGACCTATTAACAATATGGTGCATAGCCCTTGCAGAACCTGTTATTTCATTAGGTCCTAGTTGTTGCCATCCGCCTATTTTTTCAGGAGTGTTATATCTAAATCTAACATTATCACCATCAACCCATTGGCCTTCAGCTTGTGTGGGTGTTAGTTGTTTATTAAATCCAGGTAAAAAGTTTAGTTTTTGTAACATTATACTACTATACTAGTTTTTAAACAGAAATATAGTATTTTTAAATAGAGTGCAAGGAGGTTATATATGAATAGGGATACAGGTGCCCCTATCTATGAAAGCTGGCTCACCTAGGTCTTTTTTATCATACACATCAAAAGCAACACTGATTCTAGGACTTTTAGATAATGTTGTGTCTGTATAATGAGGTACATATGTAGGAAAAATAATCAATTGACCTGGAATATTTTCTATGGACCAATCATAGTTTTCACAAACTGAAAGATAGTGAGTAGATGTAGATTCTGCCTGAATAGTTAAATGGCCACTTAAAAAGCTTTTTTCAGCGTCCCACAATCCACGATGTTTATGCTGACTTATTTTTTCATTTTTCCTTAGAACATTAAACCAACAAAGAGCCCATAAATCATTAGTAGGAATATGCTTTCCTTCTTTATTAAATTTATTAATACACATTTTAATATTTTTTATAATGTGTCCTTGTAAACCTTTTAGCGCAGGAGACTTTAGTTTTAAAAAATTATAAAACTGATATCTTGAGGTCAAACCATTAGCCAAATCTGTGCCTCCATCTCCGGCTGAAGGATATTTATTCATTATTTCTTTTTCTTTTTTTAATAAAAAAGATACAGATTTTTTCTTATTAAATTGTAATACGTCACTTGACCAAAACCAATAGGGGATTTCTAATCCTAAAGAAGACTTAATTTTATTTCCTGTCGGTTTTAAATTAACCCAGTTTAAACCTAAAGTTGCTTTTCTTTCTTTAATTTTTGTCATTTCAATTAACGTTTAAACCAAGGTGGAAGACCTAAATGTGGACGCTTGTCAAACATATTATCTTTAGATCCTGGAGTTTTTCTATTATTATAATGAAGAAATACTTGTACACATTCCTTACCTTTAAATTTTTCTCTCCAATGTTCTAGCTCACAGCCAGAATAAACTAACATATCACCTTGTTTTAAATCTATCCTAACACCTTTATTTTTGGTAGGTGCATAATTTTGAACTTGATGAATTCCTTTTTTAGGGCCAAAAACGTGTCCAGCTTTAGGGTCAGAGTTTAAATAGATTGGCCAATCATCGCCAGCAAGATTCATAGTGGTAGATATCTCACAACTAAATCTATCTTTGTGTCTTTTTAATTCATCACCTTTTTTATAGATTCTTGCATAAGTATAAGCTGGATACAATTTAAGTCCTGTCACTTCTTCCATTTTTGGTTGGCACTTAAGCATTAAAGTTTCCATAGCAATATTAGAATACTGACTATATGTATTTGGTATTTGTTTATCATTATAGGTTCCTATAATATCTTCAAAGGGTGAAATATAACGAGCGTTCTTACAAGTATCATATACTTGCTTTTGCATGATAAAATAATTAGCAACAAAAGCTGCTAGGTCTTTTGATATTGCTTGACGAATAACTGTATATTTATTTTTTTTAAACGACATCTTTAGCCATTTCTTTTGGTATAGCTTGAATATTCCAATGTATAAACCTAAACGGTTCAATACCAAAATCTACTGAAAATTCATGTTCTAAATAACCTGGAAATATAATTAATGTTCCAGGTTGAGGTCTAAAGTGAATTAATTCATTGCCATTAAGAATTTCTTTTATATTAGTTTTCATTTTTAGTTTTGTGGATCTAGCCCCTGTTCTAGGCTCATGAAATATTGGCATTGACGTTTTTTCATTTGCTTTCAAAAAATAAAAACCTGATACGTGTTGATTCCAATGCACGTGTGCTGAATGATGACCACCACCTTTTTTAGCAAACTCTTGTACCCACATCTCACTAAACACAGTAGTATATTGCTGCATATCAAAACCTTGATAATCTAAATAGTCCCAAGACTTTTGACCAATATAATCTCTAAAATCTCTAAATTTATTATCAGCTATTATAGATGTTGAATGATAACTTCTTCCAAAGTCACCAAACTTTTTTATATGTTCTTTAGCTTCCGAAGTATTTTTAGCAGCCTTAATATATTTATCAGATGCTTTAGTCAAAGATTTTATAAACTCTGGTTTTTGCTCTGACCAAATAGTTGTGTTAAAGTAATTACTTATATCCATATTATTTAAATGGTTTTCCTAAATGCCAAACAACAAGACTATATCTTGTGCCTGATGTTACAGGTTTAACTCTATGCCATACAAAAGAGGGAAAAACAATAATAGATCCTTTAGGTAAAATTTCTTTTGCTTGTTTTAAATGTTTAGCTTCATCTCTCATATGTGGATCGTAGTTTCTATAGTCAAATTCTAGTTCACCACCTTTGTATTCTGAACCATCTGTTAGCTGACAAGTCATAGATAATTTTCGAATTTTGCCGTGTTCTGGATGATTAGGATCTTTTCTCTCATATGTTTTATCCCAACTATCACAGTGCCAATCATAGTATTGATTGTGTTTGTATTTTGTAAACTGACAAGATTCCGATCTTTCCCAATCAAAATTCCAACCAGCGTTTTTATTAGCTATACGCACATATGGATGTAATTCTTTATAGATCCAAGTATCATTCAACCATACTAAATCAGAGTTTCGTTTTCTTTTTAAATCTTTTATTTCTTCTTTTTTTAATTTTTTATCACCATAGCCACCTGTTCTAGCCATTACTTCTTCTTGTGAATTTGCATAAGCTATTACATCATCACAAAATTTAGGTGTAAGTGCGGCAGGAAAATACCAGTAATAAGTAGATAAATTCATATTAATTAAATAAAATTATACGTAGTCATACATTATAGTTTGTACAAAATTTAAACTATCCTTTTGATTATTGGTTATGTAATACATATTAGTTGATGGAAACATAATAAACATATTATTTTTAAGTTCCATGTCCCAACTTCTTCCCTTACGTCTATTGTCTTCATAGTGTATTCGAACATTACAATCTTTAACTTTAACGCCGTAAAGCATAGTAAAGTCAGGTGAGTTACGTAGATCTACTGGATCTATGTTTAATAAAGGAATTGTTGTCTCATTGGGTTTATATATATTTCCCCAAGTTGATTTGTTAAGTAAATTGATACTGTGTTTAAGATTAATAAACTCTTTTATATAAGTATTTAACTTATCATAAGTTCTTGAAAACTGTAATTCTTTGTTAGTTAAATTAGATTGTAAAATATGATGAGCTAGTTCATTTTGATCTATCTCCCAATGTTTAGGCATTGAAACATCTCCAAAATAAATTGACTGTTCGGTTAATACTTTCTTCTTCATACCTATAAGGTATTTAATTTAATTTACTAAAAATGTCAATATGTTGAAAAAAATTAATTAGACTTTAAAATTTTCTATGTCCCAAGACTGCCCTGATTCGTTCCAATTATATACCCACATATGTGTTAACGCTTCATTCTGAGATTGTTGCTCTGATGTCAATGCAGGTGCATCACCTATTGGAGACTGCCATCTTGCTTCTGCCACATTTAAAACCCAACTTGCATGAACTTTTGAACCAATAAAAATATCATTATTTTGATCATACGTCATACCTATACCTGCGTAATTACCTCTTAAAGGTGTTCCACCATTTTGATGTTGTCCCTTAGATGTATTGTATGAAGTTTGAATCCATAAATTTGCAGGCCAGTTATTGTGTTTTTCTAAATATTGTTGTCCTACTGTTTCTTCTTCAACGCCATCAGCGTTCTGCATGTCAACATTGTTTAAAGTTAAAACTGTAAGTACTTCATTATTTTCTGATATTTTTGCAAAATGTGCCATAATTTATCCTATTGAATTTTGTATCTTATTATTACTATTCCTGATCCGCCATTTCCATATCCTGATGCACCACCACCAGTATTAGTTGTACCATTTCTAGCAGGATCTCCTTTATCCGGACCTGCACTAGATCCTCCACCTATTCCTCCTGTACCGTAATTACTACCAGAATAAAGTCCACCACCACCGCCACCAGAATAATATCTTGAAGGTCCTGGACCAGCTTGACCTGTTGCTGGGTTAATTCCAGTTGGTGCTCCTGCACCACCAGGTCCAGCAGTAGAACTTGTACCATCAGCGCCAACTGCTGTAGCACCTCCGCCACCTCCTGCACCTAAATGAGGAAATTGTCCTCCTCCAGATCCAGGTCCACCTCTATTACCTTGAGGTGGAGTTGTAGGAGGAGTGTTACCTGCTCCATAAGTTTGCAATGAACCACCTGCTTCACCACCACCTGAACCACCAGCGGCACCACAAGCTTGCGGTTGTGGTACTGTTGCACAACCACCGTGACCACCTCCTGCACTTGTTATACTTGAAAAAATTGAATTTGCACCATTTGTTAGAGTAGGATAAGCACCGCAAGCACCATTTCCACCTGCGCCTACTGTAATTGGATAACCAGTAGCTGTTACTGTAATTCTATTTCCTGGAGTTCCATATCCATCTAAAGGACTAGCTGTGTAAGGAGTTGAGGGACTTTTAGTTTCTCTAAATCCGCCTCCGCCTCCGCCTCCTCCAAGGTTACCAGCAGCTCCACCACCGCCTGCAACAACAAGATAAGAAACTAGATTATCAGCTGCACATTTTGCCGCTACACAAACTGTAAATGTTCCTGGACTTGTAAATGTATGAATTCTATCATTACCAGATGTTGTAATTGTTCCACCAGTAGCTGTAATAAAAGGACTTATTGATCCTCCAGCGCCAAATCCTAAGACTTGATAACCAAAAGATTTTGTTCGTAAATGATTTTTTTTACTTAAATTTTTACTTGAAGTAAGTAAATTATCTATATCCTTCATATCTAAATTCCTTATGCGTCGTTAGCCGCATCTGTAGTGAAGAATAATTTAATACCTAATACTCTTGCATCAGCACTAAAAGTATCTCCGCCTGCATTTGCATCTCTAAATAATTGAAAGTAAGTTAATTGATCTACTGCAGGAGAACCTGCAATTGTAACCGCAGAACTTTCTGCTGAAACTTGTTGATCTTCTACTGTTCCTATACCAGCATCTGTAATATTAATTGCTGTTCCGTAAGCAATGTCAATAGTATCACTATCTCCACATGATACACCTTGTAATCCAAAAATACAGTCTCCTGTATTAGTAGAAGCCGGTGTCCAATAAACTTGATAAGTTACTGTGCCTTCATTCCATGATTTAGGAAAAGCAACTGAAAATTGTGCAAATTCATCCGTACCTGCATCAAAATCTAATACTTTCATATCAGGTCTTGTTGCTGTTGTTTCAACTTGTTCTGCTGCTGCTGGGTTAGTTGTAGCTCCGTACATAGCGGAAGCTGGAACCCACATAGTTTCTTTGCCTGCAATTTTAACTGCGCCAGATCCTGATTTAAAAACTCCTGTTCCTTTAGGATTAATATTTATACCAACATTAGTTTCACCTGTTGCTGATAAAGTTGGCCCATTACCTGTTGAAGCATTTGCTAAAGTAAATTCATTAACTGCTGAACCTGTAGCTGTAAGTAAAACTAATTCGTTTCCGCCAGTATCTAAAATTGAAGTTCCAATTTTAGGTGCTGTTAAAGTTTTGTTTGTTAAAGTTTGTGTTCCAGCAGTAGTAACATTACCATTTGGTAAAGTGTAAATGTCTGGATTAGTTCCATCATTCCCAGTAGCAAAAACTACTGCATCACCTTTATCTGTTGCTGAAAAAGTAAATGTATCACCAGATCCTGATGCATATTTAAATTGAACTGTGTAAGCACCTGATGTTGTATTTCTTAAATAATAAAATGTTTGTACATCTAAAGGAATAGTTACAATTTGGTTTCCTGTAATAGAACCTGTAAACTCAATCATTCTATGAGATAGAACTGCTCCCGTTGCTCCATCAGATACAGATAAAGCTGTAGTCTGTGCACCGCCTGCTATTGATTGAGCAGAAAATCCGCCAACGATTTGTTCGAAAATTTGTAAATTAGTATTTGTTTTCGTTCCCCATGTTCCAGCGTTTTCGCCAGTTGCTTGAAGTTCGACCCCTAAAGGTGTGTATGTTGATGCCATATTTTATCTCCTATTATGCAGCGTCAGTATAACTTGTATTTGATCCTGTTGCAACATCTGTATACGAAGAATTTGAACCTGTGTCAACATCAGAATATGCTTGAATTCCAAAGCCTGAAGATGTTCCAAATAACGCTACATTAGATGTTGCTGATAAGCCTTCTAATGAGACTATAGGATCAAGTCTAATAGATACCGATCCTGTAGAAGAAGTTGATGATATTCCTGTTAATCCCATTACATCTGCAGGACTTAATGCGCCTACAGAAGAAGTTGATGATACTCCTGTTAAATTTATAGCGGCTGCCCCTGATGTGATTGCTGTTCCAACATTTGATGTTGCACCTAAACCAGTTAATCCCATTACATCTGCTGGTGTTAATGCACCTACAGAAGAAGTTGCACTTACACCGGTTAAATTTGCAATTACACTAAAGTCTATTGTTACTGATCCAATTGAAGATGTTGAAGAAACACCTGATGGAACTAATGTAAGATCAGATTTCGCTGTAGGACTACCAACACTCGATGTTGCAGAAACTCCAGTTAATCCCATTACACTTGTAACATCTAAATAATATTCTCCACTCCAACCAGTTGTTGTGGAGCCCCAAGTTTGTTTACTCCAACTAACATCTTCTCCAATACCTGTAGTTGCCTCAACACCAGTTAATGAAACTGTTATTCCAGATTGTCCCCAATTTTCTTCGCCCCATTCATCTTGTCCCCAACCTGTATTTATTTCTGTTTCAACAGATACTGAACCTATTGATGAAGTAGAAGAAACTCCAGTAAGAGATACAACAACATCATTAAGTTCTCCCCATTCACTATCATTCCATGCTTGTGCACCCCAACCTAAAGTAAATGCTTCTTCGATTCCCCAAAGATTTGCACTCCAATCTCCTGCTCCCCAAAAATCAGCATTAGGTGTGTTCGCTGTTCCACCCATTCCTGAGTGAACAGTACAGTAATAATATAGAGTTGGTGCATCAGCGGCTACGGTTATTTGAGTATATGCTCCAGAACTTCCAGGTGTGCCACTGGTATTTACGCCTGTTGTGTATTCACTTCCCCCAGAATGCGATCCTCCATTTGTTGTAGAAAATCTTAAAGGATGACCATTGTTAGAACTGTCAGACTGATCTAACCTAAAAGTTCCGCCCTCAACTAATTCTAAGGTAGCTTGTTGAGTGCCATTAATAAGGTATTTATTTCCGCTTCCTGTGCTTACAACAGTAACTGTAAAAGTACTCTGAATAATATCAGTATTTGCTGTCCAACCCATACCAGAGTGATTTGTGCAATAATAATATAAAGTTGGTGCATCGTC